CCAAGATATTTTGACCGACGATAATAACGTCATCTTGGTTAATCAACTCAATAAAATCTTTGAACACAGCAGCTGGATCTTCAGCTTTGGACTCGTAGTCTCGCCTGTCGAACCCTGTGATCCGAGCCGCACCATCTGAAACATTCAAATCGTCCCATTTTAGAAATCTATTGTGTTTCTTCGTTATTTTTTTACCAGTAGCTTCGATATAAGCCAACTGCCAAGGTTTTGACGACACAAGGTTTAACCCTTCGGTTTCGGTATCAAAGATAACATATTTTTGATCGAATTTAAATCTAAGTAATTCTTCCATTATTTGTCCTCCTTCCATGCTTCTACGCAAAAACGATCACTGCCAAAATGGTCAAGTCGTGGATTAGATAAACTGGCTTGTCTACCAGGCTGACGATTGCAGATGCATTTGTATGTTTGAAACGCTTCAACATCTTCTTTGTTTTCATAATAAATAGATTTGGCTTTTGTTATTCTTCTTTTAGAGCTAATATTAGTATACTCCTTAACTTTTTCTTTGAGTAAAAAGTCAAAGGGGAGATTATTGTCTTCCATAATAAAATCCATCTCGTTTGGCAGGTGCGGCATACAGTTGGCAAAACTAGTAAGGTTTTTATGTAAGAATGAATCATAAAATGGGATTGCAAACTTTAGATTATCGTAGTCGAACCAAGGCGTTTTTAATTTTTTACTGAAGCTTTCGGTATGTAACTTGTATAGATCCTTACATCCTTCATCTCCGTCTGCAAAAGCCAACACCTTACTTTCTGATTCTTCGTTTTCATCATCATTGTATATAGACACACGAAGGCCGAACTTAAGACGACTCCCAAACGATCTAAAAGCTTCTGGAAACCCAGTCATAGAGTCTTCTACTATGAAGACATCTTCAATCTTGTTATCTGTACAGATGCGATCAATATCATTGATTCGCAAAATACTGCGACCAATTGAAAAATGAGTTTTAAATAATGGAATCATTTAGCTACGCTATTGTATTAATATCGCTTTGTCAAGTGTTTTGGGCAACCTTCGTAATATTTTACTTCGTGACTACCACCTTCTGGAACCATCTCCTTATCGAAATCATCTTGGAAGCATGAAGAAGCAAATTCTCCATCTTTGTTTTTAATTTCGACGTAGAAAAAATCAAACTTATAAGGGCAATGCCACATCACAGTGCCATCTTTTTTGAGTTGTCCTTTTTCTTTTGCAAAGCCGCATTGAAGTTTGCCGCCGAAGGAGCCATCGGAAGGGAAGCCTTTATCTAAAGCAAAATTGGCCACTGCATCTTTTTCATCAAAATTCTCCAAATAACCTTGGATTGATGCCAATTGCAATTCAAAACCTTCTAGATCATCTTCTTCAATAGGCTCCATCTTCATTAGCCCGTTTTTGTTTAAGTCAAACTTTAAAAACAAGAATTCTGAAGTTCTATTTACGTATTCTGGAAATAGGTGTTTAATAGCCAAGCAATACATGTAGTCTTGCAGGTTGTCTTCTTTTTCTTTGCCTTCAAACATCTTCTTGCTTGTTTTGTAATCTCGGATAATAGCTATCTTTTTATCCTTATACAGAAAGAGTTGGTCAATAAAGCCTCGGATATGGTATCCGTTTTTTTCAATGTCAAAATCCAACTCGGCGTGAGCTTCGTCTGGCACACCCAAGTCTTCCCCGTGGAAATTACAACCAAGACCATTGAGAATCATCTCTTTGATCATAGTCATGTTATCTTCGTCTGTAACCCCTAGTTCTGTGGCATCTGACATGATCAAATCTTTGACAGCTTTAGCGGCAAAAGGATCTTGAGCTTTCACAACTTTATTAAAGTGAGTCTTCGTCTTTTCCTTTGAAAGGAATTCAAAAACATTGTGACACACAGTGCCTCGTCTAGCTCCATCATTATTAGTGTCTGGTAGCTTTTGCTTGTATTTTGTCCAGTAGATCCAACTACACGATTGCGCCGTCTTAATGCGACTTGCTGATAATTTAACTTCCATTTAAAATTTTGATTAATTTTTTGCAGTGAGTGTTTTTTGATAACGCCTCGTTTGATTTAATTTGCTTCAAGATATACTGTTGAAATTTGTCATCCCCTAGGCTCCATTTATTGCATCGGTCGTACCATTCTGTAAAGCCGCTAAGTTTACCTGTATCGGATTCTAGCATATCTCCAAAATCATTACATAGAGGTGGGTTTATTTTAATCACAGAAAGATCAAACACGGAAGCCAATTTTGAAGCTATCTTAATTGATGCCAAGGCTCCAGAGTTTGTTTGCTTGGTGTTATCATTGTTTGTCGCTATAATAATCCTATGAAGATCAAAGGAATTTAAATAAGATATAAGTGTTGGCGAAGCGTCAAGACCAAAAGTAACCAATACGTTTTTAAAACCAGCTTCATAGAGAGCAAGACAGTCCCCGATACTCTCCACTAAGATAACTTCGTTAAAGTCTTCTATCGGCTTGTGAGAGAGCTGGTGAGGGTAGACCCATCCACTCTTACGCCCCATGTGTTTCCATTTTGGAATATGTTCATCGTTAGTAACTGAACGACCAGAAAAGCCATGAATTTGTCCATCTAGATTATGGATGGGGAAAACTATACGGCGGTACATCTTACCTCCCCCAGCGTAGCCGCATTTAAATTCATCTTGAATAGATGAAGATATCCCCCTTTTCTCATAGAAGGTTTTCATTGGCAGTAGTTTTTCTAAATGTGATTCTGGGTAAATTTTTTCCATTTCTATAACGTCTTCTTTCTTTGTTTCAAACCCTTTTTGGTTTGGATTATTGATCATATACTCTTTGAGAGCTTTAGGATCTTCTGTTTTTAAAGTCTCCTTGATTAGAGCGGTAAAAGGTTTTGCTTGGTCATCTCCGCCAAAATCCCTCCATACTCCAGAGTCTTTATATATTATAAGAGAAGTGTTTGTTTTTCCATTGCGGAAGGTTGCGCGAGTTCTCCAGTGAGAGCCGCAATCTTGCAAGGTGTAACCTAACTTTTCTAATGAATGTTTGTACTCACTCATAGATCATCGAAGGATGGAATGTTAGAAGAATCACTTGAGACCAAATCGCCCCCATTATTTCTGAAGCTCATAATATCTCGCAAGTCTCCACACTCTGTGATGTTGAAATTATGGAACGAAAGGTTCATAAAATTCTTACGAAGAGTGTCGTCTACCTGTACAGGCTCTACTGCCCCAGCAATATCCTTACCTAGGTGTCGGGACTTAACATTGATTAATTTATGAGTCCCGAACTGAGGCCCCTCTTCTGCAATTTCATCATTTGTTTTTTGACGAAGAATAAACATATGCGAGCAAAATTGAGTGATTCGGTCTGAAAGAGAAACAATAGATTCGTCGTCAACGATATTAGAACTTTGCCTGTTAGTTGTAATCCCGCTTCTGTTGGATTGTACAGAAGTGATCATTGGTATCACTGGATTGCCATCTTCAAGTATTTCTTTTTGGATGCATTTTTTAAATTTGTCTACCATTTCACCTACTGTTTGCCATTCGTTTTTATTCCCGCCCCCGCTATCTGAAGCAGTTTTAATGTAATCAAAGGAAAAAATCATTTTATTGCCTCGACCAACTTTTGAGTAGTAAAACCTTTTAAGACTATTAATCATTGAATCAACATCCATTCCACCAACATTGTAATAGTAGAATTTTAAATTTTTAACCTTCTTCCACACTGCTCTTACTTTTTGAACAGTTTCCGCTCCAGCCTGTCTCCACTTGCCGCTTTCTAGTAGATAGGATGGCACGCCAGATAGTGCGGCACATTGCCGAATAATCAATTCTTCCTTGCTCATCTCGCCATTATCAAAATGAAGAACTGGGACATCGTATTTTGCTGAAACCTTGGTGGAGTAATCCATACAGTACTGTGTCTTACCCACACCAGAGCGAGCAACAATGACCGTGATATTTCCTGGGCGCAGAAGAGAGCCGTAGATATCATTGATTTTTTCGTGAGGCCCCATCATGCCAAATTCTTCTAATGGGTTATTGCCGCGCTCTTCAATAAAGTCTTCCATTCCTTCAAAAATGTTTTCTGGGACATCGGACCCAACTTCGAACATGTTGATGTTTTCGTTATAAATCTGATCAGCAGACTCGATGATCTTTAGGTAAGGCATATCCGCAGAAAGAGCCTTCATAGAATCAGAGATTTTCTTGGCAGTCTTGCTAATTTCCCTACGAACGCTGTACTTCTTTAGCTCCTTGATTGACGACTCAATCTTTTCTTCAGAGTGGATCTTGCGCATAGATAACGAGCGAACGTAATCTATCAATGAAATATTTTCTTCAAACTTAATCCCAAGATCTTGAATTCTTTGAACTAAGACAATATCGTCAATTTGCTCGTCTCGCTCAGAAGCTCTCTTTAGAACAGCGAACAGAGTTCTATGTAGAAGGGAATTGTCGTAAAAATCAGACTCTCCAATGAGGTGCATGAAATTAAACAGAACCTTTGGTTTCTGGATGAAGGCTGCTAGGACTTGCTTTTCTATTTCGAGGCTATATATCATATACAACGCATAATACATACGTCGTAGATATTGTCAAGGACTAATCTAGTTCTTCTTCTGCTTCAAAAATATTCTGAGAACATTCTTGAATATAATTTTCAATAGATTTTATTAGTCCAGATTCTGTTATCTGTGATTCGCAATTTGTATAAATAATTGGAGTTCCATTCTCATCGCAATAAGCCATTATAAATCCTTTATAGCACTCCGCAGAGCCAGTTAGTTCGTATAATTGTCTTAAAATCTTATCTGGAAGCTCGAATTGCTTGAATTTTGGTTTATCCATGTAAATTATTTTACACTACCCCAAAAGTTTTGCGAAAAATTCTTCTGACAATTTGTCATCTGGGTATATTTGCAACAATTCTATCTTATTGATCTCGCAAAAATCCATTTTTTTATCATCTCTACGTATTTGGCTCAAGAAATTAGCTCTAGTTTTATGAAAAAACTCAACAAATTGCAAGTGTTGCGCACCTTGCACTTCTATAGCTATACCTTTGGTGTGGTTGTAAAAATCTAGAGAGAGTTGAGTGCCAACCACCTTAAATTCTTCGTACACGGCATCATATTTCCAGTATTGATAAAGATACTTTCTAACTTCGGCCTGAAACTTACTACGGCACTTGCCATTCCACTTGATTTTGTACTTATGGGCGTTTCTTAAATCTTTTTCTTTTCCGTACAGGGTTTTAAATTTCATAAACGAGTAACCCTCCTGGTGCGCATCGTGGAGTGGCGTGGAGGGCGTTGTTGGGGTTATTTACACCAATTCTGTAATATTAGATTTAAAATAATTTATCAAAAACTCAGACAAACTTTTGTTTTCTTCAATAAAATTGAACACATTGGCTTCTCCATGAATTTTTTCTGGAACATCTGGGCAAAAATCTTTAACCATATCTTTCAGCTCTTCGCCAACAGTAATCCATGCTCCTTTTTTACTGATAAACTCCCACATATACAACAAATCTACAAGTTCTTTTTCAACCCAGATTGACGTACCATTAGTTCTTCCGTAGCGAATTGGGTAAGGTATTGTGTTGTTTGTTTTTT